ACTTTCTCTGTTGACAGTAGTTTATTTAGATAAGCATTCATCTTATTCTCAATCCATCTAATTGAGACTTGACCTGATAACGTAATGGCCTCTGCGTTTGCTAACCTATAATACCTGAAGTGCTCATTGCCGATAGCACCATAAGCACTGTTAAGAGAAATCTTCTTTGCCATTTGGATGTTGTTACACCTGGCAATCTCTTTGACAAGATCAGTCGTGGGTGTCTTCTCATACTGCTTCTTCGCCTCAATCATTTTCTTCTTGAAGATGACCCTAGAGTCATACATCTTCTGCATCATCAAGGGTAAGAACCCTTGCACATCCTTTCTATACTGAGCTCCATTAGCACACACAGCAAACTCACCATCAATCTCAGTCTTTTTGTTTAGGATCCCTTCAACATTGGCACTACTGTGTCTAGTCTCCCAGAGGGTCTCTGGTGAGATATTGTACTGCATAATAAGGTGAGGGTAAAGACTATTAAGGTCAAAATTGACCACCCAATCATAGCGTCCTGGTTTCGGTTCCTTGACATAAGCACCTGCGTATTTTGCGTCTTTTGTTGCTTCCTTTTTAGGAGGAATAGCAATCTTTCTTTTGTTTAGTTCACAATAGATGTAGTTATCCCACATCCTTACCTGAGAAAATACATCCTCATAGTTTACCTTAGCATCATAAGCCATTGTGAATGCTAAGTCAAGTAGTTTCATCTTGTCATCAAGTTGATCTACCAACCTAACGTCATGGATGTTGTACTCAATAAACTTCTGCCAGTCATTCTCATAGAATTCTTTAAAAGTATCAAACTCAGAGTGATCTAACTTTCTCGCTCCAAGTTCAACCATACAGATGTGATCCAAGCGATACGATTCTTGGTTAGTATAAGTAAATTTCCTGTAAAGTTCAAGGTAATCCAGAGTAGAAATTCCTGGTAAATCGTAGGCGATTTGTCTTCGTCCTTTGATGAAAATTTCTCTAGAAGATATAAGATTCCACGGGCTAAGAGATTTAGCAGCCCTCTCACCGAGTATCCTATCAATACGCCTAGCGATATAGGGAATATCAAACAACTGTACGTTCCAACCTGTAATAACGTCAGGACAATTTTCATTCCAATACCCCAAAAATGCTGTCAACATAGACTCTTCAGTTCTGAAATGCATATAGTCCACTTCAGAATCATTATTATCAAATGGTCTAGCACCAAACACAACAATACGACCAGTATAAGAGTCCTTAATACTGATCGCTAGTATCTCTTGGTCTGCTGATTCTATATCAGGAAATCCATTCTCAGCAGCAGTCTCAATGTCAATATTAAAGACACGAATCAAAGAAGTATCATACTTGATCTCATCCTCTGGATGTTCACCAACAATATACTGATACAGATACCTAGTGTTACCATAGATATCAAAATCTTCTACCTCTTTATACTGCTTAACAAACTCTCTTGCTGATTTAATAGAACCTAATTCAATTGGTTCTACACAATCACCCTCAAGAGTTTTCCATTCAGAATAATTCTTACTCGCAACATAAAGTGTAGGGTTGAAAGGAACCCTGTATGAAAAAGGAGAACCGCCTTCGTACCCACGTACTAGAAGACGGTTCCCTGCCTGTTCAACATTGGTGTAAAACTTCATTCGTTAAGAACTTCAGGCTCAATTGGTTTACTACTAAAATACTTGGCAAGGATGTCCCTACCAGGTTCTACAAAGGTTAGTATATCAGAAGATCGTACAACTGTCTCCTTATTGTCAGTAAAAGGGAGCCAGTCTTTTAACTGGTCTCCCTCTATTGACATAGGATTAACTAAGATGCAATCAGGATCACCAAACTGTGCTCCTTCAATCTCCTCCACTCGTGCCAGCAGCCACTGGTCCTTCAGTCGTAGCACTTGCAGGTTCTGGTTGTCCATCTGTAATTCCTAATATATCATTTCCGTTGTTTGGTAAGAATGACAAATCAATATTTGCATCCTTCAATTTAAGAACATAGTTCTTAAGAATATCTTCTGCTGGTGGCATTGCTGATATAACAGATGTAGGATTAATCCTATGATCCTCATAAGGAGTATAAGGATTCCATCTACGGTAGGTTACATTAAATGTTTCCTGTCCATTATCATCATTTGGTCCTTCAGTTATTGATAGACTTAAAGGATAAAGTAGTTGATAAGCAACAAATTTTTGTTCACCGTCAACCTCTTCTCGGATTTGTCCGAAATTACAGATTACATGCTCCCCTGTTATGATGTTTATAACACGTATGTTATGTTCAATAGGAACTGTTCCTGCTGGAGTTTGTGTCATTTTAATTATATGTACGATTAGTTACGTTAACTAGTTTCTTTGGATCTTCAACCTCAACATCTTGAGCTACTGTTCTATGCTCACAATCTGGATGATTCCAACGGAAGAAACCACGATGTGCCTCACCTAAACCAAAAGTTTGAAGTAAATTATCCTCAATCCTTTTCATATGAGAAGACCAAAACTTTTCTCTCTTAGTTTGAAGAGACTCTTTCCTGTTTGGTAAAGGAACAGTATATATTATATGTAGTGGTTTGTCTGATGACAATGCCTGAACATTAGCACTAATCAAAGCTCCCACACGAGATGTGATGTTAGCTACATTAAGATAAATGCATATTTCATCATCATTTTCCCAATAAGAACTAAGCCAAGGATCATTATCAGCAATCTCAACAAAGAGTTTCTTTAATCTTTCATCATTAAACTCTTGGTATTTAGAACCAGATTTAACTCCACCATTAACACGTAACTCAATATACAGATCATCAATTATTTTTGTTCTCTGCTTATATGTTAAGTGTGATCCGTGGAACTTGACCTTTTCCTTTATAAGTTCAAGATCATACTCACCCATGATATTAAGAACACTACGAACTGTGCTTTCAACATCTTTGGATGTAGGATTCTTGTGATGTACTTGCTTAAGAATATTAGAACGATTAGCAAATTCAATCTTTGCTTCTTCATCTCTAAACCTAACTGCTTGACACATCCATCCTGGAATCTTTAAGATAGTACCAGCTTCTTCTCTGTGTCCTCCATTAACTCTACTGTCGTCATCAATATCCCAATAGATAACCTGACAAGTAGTATCAATACCATCAGTTTCTATTCTATCTGCCAATGCTTGACAGTCGGATAAACTAAATTCTGCTCTAGTAGGATTCTTCCAGAACCCAGTGAATTCGGAAAAGAATTTCATTTCCTTATCACCTACAAGTTCCACTCCATCAACACCATATGTGCTTGGTTTGTATGACCATGCTTTAGGATCGCAATGATCTACACCCCAGTGATCACAAACGTAATCAGAATCTGATACTGGGATGTTTAATGTGGATGCTATTGTCATATAATTTTCACTTATAAAAATATTGTATCACCTTACTTAGAAGATGTCAAGCTTTTCTTTGAAGAAAACCAAATCTTTTTCTGCTTCTCCTCTGGTACAAACTTCTCAAGTACCACTGTAAGTAAACCATCTTTATAGTCTACAGACTTAACTTCAATATCATCACCCAGTTGCCAGTTTTTACTAAAGGATCTTGAAGCGATTCCTTTGTGAGCATATTCTCTCTCTTCTTCTGGCTCTGGATATGCTGATACTGTTAAGATTGATTCTTCCGTTGAGACTTCAATATCTTTTTTTGAAAATCCAGCAAGAGCGACTTCCAGAGTGGTTCTGTTATCAGGTCCAGATATAATGTTGTAAGGCGGATAACTTGTTCCACCTCCAGCAAGAGCTTCAAGTCTTGTGATTCTTTTGATGTCATTTTCAAAACCTAGCATGTATGGGGTATAGGTATCCCAATTTAATGTTACCATTGTGTCCTCGTAAGCGACTGTGTATATTGTGACCCCGAAGGCATCACACTATTAATTATATCTCAGAAAACAATTTTGACAACAGTTGAGAATTCTGGATTTCCGAAGATTCATTACGGTTCTCACGAGCATAGTCCATACTAGATGGTGTAAACATATCAAATGCTACGGTATACCGTACCTTTGATTCTTCAGATGTAGGTACTCTATCTACTTTATGTTCAAGCCACGAAGGGAACATAGACAAACCACCAATAGTATTTTTAACTTTCCAATAATCAAAATACCAACCTAGATATGGAAAATAATAATCAGTTGTTGTACCAATTTCTGATAGAGAAAGATTACCACTTATATAACTATTCTCGTGAAACGCATGTGAATGATGTCTTATGAAATGTCCTTCTCTCATCACAAGACCCCATCCACGTATCCACAAATGTTCTTTAGGTATATGAGGGTAACCCAATTCATTATTATACTCTAAATATGTCCGATATATTTTATCAGCAAGAGTTTTTATTACTTCGTTATCCCAATCAAAAATATTATAATGCAACCAATTAAATCTTTTATAGTCCCATTGACATTCCTTTCTGTCAATAACCATCGCCAGCTCAGTTGAAAAAGCAGTATCATAGTTATCAAGATATACTGGTATATCAAAAGAAGGAGCAAATGGGCTCTTACGTTCCCAATTCCTCCACCAATACATCTTAGGATTATTACATTTAACCCTTGCAGGGTGATCTTCAAATCTCAACTTTCTGTTTTCTTCCTTCCAATATTATACTTGCTTTCAAGCGTCCAGTCACCTTTATCTTTAAAACTTAACACTTTGATTTGATTTAAAGGAGCAAGATCCCCTATACTATCCTTATCAACAATACTAATCAATCCCCAATCAGATAATAATTGTGCTATCCTATTTCTTCTCTGAAGATCATTGCTTGAGAAGTTAGTATTCTTCCCATCAAGTGCGAACAGTTCTTTAAAATGAACTATGTAATACTTTCCTTGCTTATGAAGGATATGACATGATTGATATATCTTCTTCTCTTTTCTAGAAGCTACACCAATACGTGTTAGTGTCTCTCTCACCTTCAAGAAATCATCTGGTTCACCCAGTGTGACTTCAACCATGTCTGATTGTTTCCACTGAACTTCAACTTCGCTTGCCATTGTTACCACCTTTTCTCAATAGATATGAAATGTTATCTAGTTGATCCTTGGTGAGAA